CAGCGTTTGCAAGCATTGTTACGCAGGAAAATATTATTCATTGTACTGAAGTTATTAAACCGCAGCTTAATTGTTCGTTGCAACATACAGCTATTTACGGTAGTTTGGCGAGACCAGTTACTATGTTTAGAAGTTCTGAGATTAGAAAATCGCCATTATATAACAAAGTGATTCGAAGTGTTAAAGCGCCTGCTCTATTAAGACCTGAGAGGGATAGTGAAGGCACTTTGCACAATCCATGGGAGATTGCTTTGTTGCGTTATGACTGTGATAAACCCATTTTTGAGAAAGGCGAGTTAGAACACATTGCTGATACTGTTACGAATCAGATATTTACTGCAGTTAGACCGTATCAAGCAAATTTGGAGAAGTTAACGATTGAACAGGTTTTTGAAGGGATACCAGATGAACCATATGTGGATGGATTAAATCTAAATACATCACCTGGTTACCCATGGAGTCTAACACCAGTTCCTAATTTGCCTGGTAAGAGACGGTTTGTTGGCCCCGATCCAAATGCATATAATTACGACAATGATTATTATCGGAAGTTGTGTGCTAGGATTGCTGAAATTGAGCTAAATATCGATAAAGGAGTTTTGAACGAGTTTTATTGGACTTTCTCTTTGAAAGATGAATTGCAAAGCCGGGAGAAACGAGCAGCTAGGAAAACTAGAGCATTTCAAACACCACCTATAGAATATACGGTGATGTTTTGTCAACATTTTAAACGCTTAATTGCGTTACTTATGAAAAAGCGGTGGTGCACTGGGATGTTGGTAGGGATTGATGTGTATAGTAAAGAGTGGTGTCATTTGGCAGAACTTATACAAGATTATTCAACTGGTGGAGCAAATATACCAGGTGATTGGTCTGTGTTTGATACGATCCAAGTAGCGCCTGTTTTGGAACAAATTGGTATTGGCTATGAGAGATTCTTTAAGGATAAAAAACACCAAAAAATCAGACAAGCATTATGGAAAGCGCTTTGTAATGCGCTTATTCTATATGGTGACCAGATACTTTTGTGGTTAGGAAATTTACCTTCGGGGCATCCTATGACTACCCTGATCAATTGTACATATAATTTGGTGTTATTACATTTTGGCTTTTGGAAATTGACTGGAAAGTATGTTACGCCTTTTTTAGAGACCAATTTCAATGCAAGGATAATTGTCTATGGAGATGATAATAATATCCATGTGAGTCCTGAGTGGAAACACCTTGTTGATGGGGTAAAGTTGGCTGAATTATTCGCGAAGTATGGCATGAGATACACCAATGCTACAAAGGGTGAGTTAGTTCCTTTTGTCACATTAGCAGAAACTACATTTTTGAAACGTAGGTTTTTGTATGATAGTGAGTTTCGTCATTGGTTCTGTCCATTGGAGTTAACGACTATATTGGAAATGATTAGTTGGACAAAGACGGGACCCTTTATGGAAAGTATACCTATCGAGAAAGTGTCAACAGCTCTCACAGAATTAGCGTTGCATGAAAAAACAACTTTTGATGAGTGGGCACCACGAATTATAGAAGCTTCCAAGGAATATTTGCATTTTTCTCCAACAATTACGGACCAGAGAAGATTGAAGATGATCGTTTTGAACTACGAATAATTGTCAGAGGTGACGTTAAATACCTGTTCATTTGTCTGAGACGACGTTAAACATCTGGCGAGAAGCCACAAAACTTTCTTAACTGGTTACCAACCAAATATATATAAAAACTCAAGCATATTAAAATGTTTGGTTAGGCTTTTGAGAATTAAAATCCTTAGTTATTTAACTTTACTGCCAGGATGGGATGGAGAGACACCAATATCCAGGCACCTTGAGAGCACAACACTGATTTGTCGATAAGTGTTTGTGTTATAATTCGACAGCTACAATTCAAACGGGTGAAGACCCTAATCAAACTACTACAATGAGTCCCACTGACCGTATTGTCGCTTCTACAACAGCGTTTGACGGCAGCGAAGCCCCAGTTAAGACAGCTATGGCTACACAAGTCCCTATACCTAAAAGCATGTCCGATTTAGCTTTCAGGAAAAACAATGACCAAATTCATGCTTTTTTGGCTAAACCTTTTTTATTGGTTTCTTCCACTTTCGCTACGTTGACTCCAG